GCTAAGTTGGCACGTTCAACCGTCTTTTAATTCTGTCTACAGGCGGGGCCGTGTGGCTCCGCCTATCTCCTTATCTTAAGACGACATGCCTTTTTAGGCAGCCGTTGTGTATTGGGGAGTTCAACAAGCGAGGCGATCATTGTGGGCCTGATGCGTCAGACACCCCACAAGGGAGCGCGGGCTTGTTGGCTTTCTAGACCAAGCAGATAAGGAGAGGATATATTATGCCGAGCTATGCTGATGCTATAAGGACGTACCCTGGCGCGCTTAATAACGACATAGGGACGTATGAGAAGGACAATGCGCTGTTTCTCAAGGTCTTTGCTGGGGAGGTTTTGACTGCGTTTGAGGAGACGAACGTTTTTAAGCCTCTTCATCTGGTGCGGACCATAACCCATGGGAAGAGCGCATCCTTCCCCGCTACCTGGAAGGCGACCGCCCGGTATCATACGCCGGGGACGCCCATATTGGGAAGCAACCAGATCAAGACTGGGGAGCGTGTCATAACGATTGACGACCTCCTGATAGCGGATGTGTTCATTTACAACCTTGATGAGGCGAAGAACCATTACGATGTGCGCCAGATTTACTCCACGGAGTTGGGGCGGGCCCTTGCACGGGCTTTCGATACTCGGCTGGGGCGTGTTGCGGTCCTCACCGCCAGGGCCTCGGCGACCATAACGGGGGCGCCTGGAGGGACGCAGTTGAAGAACCCTAACTATCCGACGGACGGGGAGCTTTTGGCTAACGCTGCGTTCAATGTTCAGCAGATCTTCGATGAGAAGGATGTGCCGGAGAACGACCGGTACTTGGTGCTCCGGCCTGCTCAGTATTACCTACTGGCGCAGACCACCAAGGTGTTGAACAGGGATTGGGGAGGCAGCGGCGCGTACGCTGATGGCTCTGTGCTCAAGGTTGCAGGGCTGACGATTATCAAGAGCAATCACTTGCCCAACGACAACTACGCAGGAACGGAGGGAGAGCGTAACAACTACGCCGGAGATTTTACGAATACTGTAGCGGTGGCTTTCCATAAGTCGGCTTTCGGTACGGTTAAGCTGATGGACTTGGCCTTGGAGCAGACCGGCCAGGATTTCAGGGTTATGTATCAGGGCGACATGATGGTGGCTAAGTATGCTATGGGCCATGGGATATTGCGGCCCGAGTGTGCGGTGGAGATTTCTAAGGCCGCTTCTTAATGAACTAGGGGGCTAGTTTTATAGCCCCCTTATTTGCTGCATAGGGGGGCTATACATGGATCAGGCGTATATTAATCCAACTACGGAGTTAGATGCTATAAATACTATGTTGTCGGTGATCGGGGAAGCTCCTGTTAATAGCCTGGAGGGAGATCTTCCCGCTGATGCTGAGATGGCCAAGCATATACTGGGAGAGGTTAGCCGGGAGGTCCAGGCTAAGGGATGGTATTTTAATACTGAATACAATTACCCTCTATCACCGAATGAGAACGGCGAGATCGTCTTACCCAATAATGCAGTTCATGTTGATATTAGCCTTGATTTGAACGGTGGGCTAGAGGCGGTACCTCGGGGCCAGCGTTTATATAGTCTTATAGATCATAGCTTCATATTCACAGGCAAGGTGTATGTGGATATTGTGTTTTTGCTCCCGTTTGAGCAATTGCCTCAAGCGGCCCGCCACTATATAACCATTCGGGCCGCGCGCAAGTTTCACGATCGTGTGGTGGGGAGCGGCACCCTTCACGATTTTGCAGTTAAGGACGAACTAGACGCACTAACAAGGTTACAGCATGAGGATTCCAGGCTAGCTGACCGCTCAATTTTTGGGCGGAACATCCTTTCGGGGTGGAATGTTGCGCGGACAATCGGGAGGTTTCGATAGATGGGACTCGTAACGGGTAAGATTCCGAACCTGGTTAGTGGGGTGTCTCAACAGCCGCCTGCTTTGCGGGCCTCTTCTCAGTGTGCTGAGGCGGAAAACGCTGCGCTGTCCTTGGTGGAAGGCTTGAAGAAACGGGGCGGCACACAGTTTAGGGCGCAGCTTTCTGGCATTGATGAAGAACACATTAAGGTGCACCTGATAAATCGGGATTTGACGGAGCGATATGTTGTTGTACTGCTTAATGGCGATTTAAAAGTGTATGACATAAACGGCGTGGAGAAGGCGGTGCATTTCCCTCAAGGTAAGGCGTATTTGGCCGGCGCAAACCCTTCAGCTGATTTCAAGTTGGTGACGGTGGCAGATTATACCTTTGTTGTCAACAAGACCGTGACTGTACGGCTTGCGCCGCAAGTTACGCCATCAAGGCCAGATGAGGCTTTGATCTGGATGAAATACGGGGGTGGCGCGAATGACATTTCCTTTAAGGTGATAATCGACGGTTCCGTGGTGTGCAGTTATTCAAATCCTGCAACCCAGCACGCAGGGGCGCAATTGTCCACCCTATACACCAAGCTAACGGCGGCACTTAATTCGGCGGTTTGGCGAGTGAGCCGGGATGCGGAAGGAAATGAAAATAGGGTGTTGTGGTTGCGCCGGGCGGATGCGGGCCCTTTTTCATTCCATGCGTCGGACTCTACTAACACATGGATATATTATTGTAAGGGCGAAGTTCAGAATTTTGAAGACCTTCCCACCACGGCACCCGATGGGTTTGTGGCCCACGTTGTGGGGGCACCTACTACTAAGTTCGATGACTACTATGTTCGATTTGTTGCTGATGTTAGTGGAGGCATATCGAAGGGGCTATGGAAAGAGTGCGCCAAGCCCGGGGTTCAGTATGCGCTGGATGAGACTACGATGCCCCATGTGCTAATTCGAAATGCCGACGGTACATTCACGTTTAAGCCGGCTGAGTGGGACCCCCGCCTGGCTGGAGACGACAGCTCCAATCCTCCCCCTTCTTTTGTAGGACGCCAGATTAACGATATTTTCTTCTATCATAACCGGTTGTGTTTTCTCTCTGATGAAAATTGTATTATGTCAGAGGCGGGCGCATTTTTCAATTTCTGGCGGACTACGGCCCTGACCGTTGTGGATTCAGACCCTATTGATGTAGCTGTAAGCACCAATAAGGTGTCTATTCTCCAGCACGCAGTTCCTTTTCAGGATCTGATGATGATATTTGCGGACCAGACGCAGTTCTATTTAGACCACGGTGATGTATTATCTGGTGCTACATTGTCAATCAAGCCCCTTACTGAATTTTCATCGCTTCAAGGTGTGCACCCTATAGCTGTGGGGAACAACGTCTATTTTGCGGCGCAGAAGGGGGACTCCTGCGGAATTTGGGAGTATTACCTGGACCCTCAGGGCGGTGTTAAGGATGCGCTTGAGATAACTAAACATGTCCCTTCGTATATCCCAGCTACGGTCTCAAAGCTCACCGCTGCACCAGGTGAAGGACTGATAGCCGTCCTAACTACGGGTGCGCCTGATACGGTCTTCGTTTACCGCTTCTATTGGCAAGGGGGAGACAAGCTTCAGAGCGCTTGGAGTAAGTGGGTTTTTGACGGGGGGAAAATCCTAGACGCCGAATTCATAGACACTATGCTGTTTATGGTGGTCCGCTACGGAGCAGAGACGTTGTTATTGGCGCTCCCTTGTGAGGAGACCTATGCAGACCCTGGGGTGTCTTGGGATTATCACCTAGACCGGAAGATAAGCAATACCCAATTTAGCGCAGTGACTTATACGAACGGTGTAACTGCCATCACCCTTCCTTACAACATCCCGGACAATGTGGAATGGCGATTGATAACTCGCCCAGCACAGGCGGGGGAGATTCAGCCATATCCTGCTGGGCTTACGCTGCCGTTCTCCAAAATTAGTGACAATGTAATTCAGGTGGAGGGGGACCACAGGACAACGCCACTGTATTTTGGTAATTTGTATACAATGAGATATGTATTTAGCCCCCTGTACCTTAGGGAACCCTCACGGAATGGCGGAGAGGTGATCGTCACGAATGGGAGACTTCAGTTGAGGAAGTGGGACATAGTCTATGCCCCTTCAGGATATTTCAAGGTATTGGTAACGCCGAAGCTCAAGGCTAGCCGGACGTATATATGCGGGGACATTCTAGCGGATAATCGCATCACCCTAGGGAAAAAGTCTATAAACTCCGGGATATTCAGCGTTCCTATCTACAGCCAAAGTATGGATGTTACGGTTGAGATCTTAAACCATACATATTGGCCCTGTCGATTGCTTTCCGTAGAGTGGGAAGGGTTTTATACGGCACGGGCTGAAAGGAGCGGCGCATAGTGGATTTTGTGCGTCCAGCCACGATTCAAGACGCACGGGATTTGGCCCCTCGTTTGCGGCCCGCTGATGTTCAAGAGATTTGGGCGGCTACTGGAGAGTCCCCAGAAGAGGCGCTAATCATGGGAGTCAAACTGGGCCGCCCAGCCCTTTCCTTTGTGGACCCCCGGGGAGAATTGGCGGGCATGTTTGGGGTAACCCCGTTGAGCGACCCTCTGGTGGGGGCAGTGTGGATGCTATCAAGTCCAGCAATTGAACGGTATCCTGTACATTTTCTGAGACGATGCAGGGGGTGGATAGAACAGTTTCACGATACTTATCCGGTGCTAATGAACTATGTAGATGTTCGTAATGTTGTACACATTAGATGGTTAAAGTGGGTAGGGTTTCAGTTTTTGCGCTTGGTTCCTTATGGGGTTCAGCGGTTGCCGTTCTATGAGATTGTGAGGGTGAGGGTGATGACCTGATGTGTATACCGCAGGCATTAGGGGCACTAGGCGGTGCGGGAATGGGCGGCCTCTTTGCGGCGGAGCTAGGTATCGGGCTTTTGCAGTCAGTTCTCAGCTATCAAGCCGCTAAGGCGCAGGCCGAAGCGTCCGCAGCAGCGGCGGCCGCTACTGCTAAGTCCGCAGCTGATTCCGCCAGGCTCCAGTATTACCAAGAGAATTTGAGGCTCCAACAGGAAGCTGAGGCGACTTCAAAAGAGGCGCAGCAGATTGCTATTGATCGGAAGAAGGCTTTAGGTACTGCTATGGCGTCGTCCGATAGTGCGGGCCTAAGTCTACAGCACCTCCTGGCGGACTATTACAACCAGGAAGGTCGGTTGCGGGCGGCCAATGAGAAGCAGTTGGGGTGGGCCTATACACAAAGCCTATACAACAAGAGGGAGATAGAGGCACAGGCCCGTAACCGGATCAACGCAGCGGGGGCCTCTGTCCAACCTGCTCCTAGTATATTTGCGCTAGGGGTGAACATGGCCGGGCATACGTTGGCTACGTACCAGAAGTATTACCCGAAAGGTTAGGTGATATGATGGCGCTGAGACAGGCACCGGAGGCTTTGTATAAATCCTTTCGGCCTGAGCCGGGGCTACGCCCGGTGGCGCGCCCTGTAGATACCTTTGTGCAGACGCATCCGGACCCTACAGCGGGAAGTGAATTGGCCCAATTGGCGGATGCGCTTAAAAGCCTTCAGCCTAAGCTAACCGCCTATTTTGATTCCCGCCGGGAGGATCTCATTGAAAAGGAGATTGCAGAAGGCATAAAGGCTTACGAGGAGAACCGTAAGGCGTGGTCGGAATATCTGAAAGAGCACCCCGAGCATGCCGGATATAGCCCCCATTTTCAAAAGGGTTACAGGAGCATGTGGTTCCGTGAACAGGCACGCCGGATGGCTCAAGAGAAGATGGATGCATACAACAAGGGGGTTATGGTGGATGTAGGGGGTAGACAGGTTAATATCCAGGAGGTGGAGGACGCTCAAGCTTTTGAGGACTGGAGTGGGTCGTTTAATAAGACATGGGTAGAGACTCACCTTGGCCAGGTAGACTCCCTGGAATTTGCAGAATATTTCCTCCCGGTGGTTAACCAGTTTGACTCCCAGTTGTTGCAATCGCATATAGCACAGCGGGCCGAGGCCTATAAAGTGGGCTACCGGGAGGCGTTCTCAAATGAGATTATCCAGGCAGGGCTGGAAGCCCTCAGTCGCCCGGAGTTTGCCTCTCCGGCAGGAAAACGCCAGGTCCTCCAGGAATTTAGGACCAAGTTTGAGGCCCTTCTTAACAAGGCCTTGAGCGAGGGGCTCCCGACAAGGCAGGCAAATGATTTAGCAGTTGAGGCGCTTATCAGGGCCGCAGAGACTGCCGGCGGGTTTGAGGGGATGGCGTTGCTTGAAGTTTTAGAGGAGGTGAAGGCAGGCACGGGCCCCTTGGGCAAAATAGGGAAGTATAAGGCGGCGCTTAAGGAAGCACAAGAGCGTATTGAAGAGCGTTATATGGGGCTAGAGGCTAAACGGTGGAATTTTGAACAGCTTAAGAAGGACCGTGAGATAGAAGCGGTTATTCAGAAATACTGGCCGAGCATGTGGGCGGACCCGATGAAAAATTGGGATAAGGAGATTGAAGATGTTGCCCGTACGAATTGGAAGGCGGCGGAGGCGCTCCGTTCTTATTTAGGTGCAATTCGTTCTTCCCACGCTTTGGACGTTCGGGGGCAGCCGGTTCATGTTGTGCGTGGAGGTGGCGGGGGAGGTGCGTCGCTTGCAGATAGCCTTTCAGCTAAGCTTATAGAGATTGAGGATGCGGTGGCTACTGGCGAGATCTCCCCGGCCGAGGGGAATAAAATTCTTCAGGCTATCATTGCCAGGGGGACTTGGGGCCCTAAGGAGCAGAAGCTTTTGCAGAAGACTATTAGCGCGGTCAATAAGCGGACCAGGTCTACGTTGAATTCTGTGATAAGCCGGATAGACCCGTTGCTTAAAAATGTGTATCTGAAGAGGGACCTTGTAACAGGTCAGTATTCAGTGGAGTCTTTGTTGAAGTACAGGGAAGCACGGGCGGCGTTTATTACCAGGATGGCGGAGCATATCAACACCATAGAAAGCGGTGACCCAACTAAGCTGGAAGCGAAGGCTGATGAGGTGTTAAAGGATGTATTCAAGTATTATCCTAACGACCCTTTCCAGACTTCTAATTCACCGTCTTCTAAGGCTCCGCAGCCTCAGCAAGCGCCCACGACCTTCTTCTCCAGGCTTAAGGGGTTCCTGTCGCCGGGCAGTCCTCCTCCAAAGGCCCCTCCTGCCGAAGTGGGCCATTTCAAGGATTCTAAGGAATACCTTAAGGCGGTGGCCCTTTGGGAGGCGAACCCGAAGGACCCTGCTAACCCCATCAACATCCTGGCTAAAAAGACTGGCCTCTCTCCTAAGGAATACATCCTTCAGCAAGGTAATTTGTACCGAGGCCCTGATGGCAAGCCTCTGGCGGACAGGATTAAGCGAGAGCTTAAGTTTTAAGGAGGAGACCTAGCGAATGAGCGTTGCAGACATACTGCGAGAAATGGAAGAGGCTGAGCGGCCCTCTTTGGGGTTCACTGGGTATGTGAAGGACATTGGGAAGGGGGTTATCGATGGGGCGTTTGATGCGGTAGAGGAGATACATGAGCTAGGTCATTCGGCGGTTAATTGGTTAGACAATAAGGCTAACCTTAATCTTATTGATGACGAATTTCGCCGGTGGCTCCCGGACATAAACCTTGACAGTGCGGCGGGGGAGCTTGCTAGCGGGATAACCAAGTTTGCCGTAGGGATGATTGGTGCGGGGAAATTCTTAAAGGGGGCTAAGATTCTTCAGGGGTCTAGTAAAGCGGTCAAGATTGCCCGAGCATTGGTCCAGGGGGCGCTGACAGACTTCACTATGAACCGCCCGGGAGAGGAGCGTCTTTCCAACCTTATAGAGAAATTCCCCGCACTTGAAAACCCTATAACCCGCTATTTGGCGGCTGATGAGGATGAGGGGTTGGTGGAGGGCAAGCTAAAGGCGACTTTGGAAGGTATGCTGGTGTCCGGGGCCACCGACCTATTTCTTAACAGTCTGAAGTTTTATAAGCAAGCGGCCAAGGCGGCGCAGGCCGGGAACACCAAACAGGCCCAGCAGATTTTGGACACTGCCGCTGAAAGCCTATTCGACGATTTGACAAAGACGGTTGACCCTACGGGGCTTAAGGTGTTTAACCCTGCCACGAACAAGGTGGGCACCATAGTTGACTTGACAGATGACGGTGCTTTTAATGTTGTATTCAAGAACGATGAAACGGGGGAGTTTGTGGAAGAGGTGTTGACAAAGGAGCATGTTAAGGTTGTTCCTAAGTCTCACCAGATGACAGATGATGACGTCTTTGAGCGCCTAGGGCTTAAGGCGAAGGCGGCGGATAAGGCACCCGCTCCTACGCTTTCTTTGGAGGACCACCAGCGGGCGAGTATTGACGCTATAAAGAAAAACATCCGGGCGAACCTAGAGGACCCGGATTGGTTTGCTGAGGGCCGTACCCCTGGAGGGGTTGTTAACTACGACTACTTTGATGGTCCAGAAGATGCCGCAAAGGTGATCAAGGCGTATGAGGATGCCAGTTTGGAGGTCCTTAAGGAGCGTGTAGGGACTGAGAGTTGGCAGGATGTTATGGTAAAGAGCTATAACTACATGGAGGAGGTCCTGGGCGAGCCTGGCGGTTTCATCAACACGCTGAAAGACCTAGGCGACAATTCGTTAGACTTGGCGCATAAGGCGTATGGTATAGGCAGCCTTATTGCAGATTTGTCTAATGAAGTTGCGGAAATCTCTAAGCAGGTTCTAAACCCCGAGACTTCTACTCCGGCGTTGAAGTTAAAGCTTCTTCACCGCATCCAGCTGATGGACGCATCCCTTCAGCACTACAAGGCCGTTAAAACAGGGGTTGCCCGGGCCTTGAATAGCTTTAAGATACCTTTGCGGATTAATGACCAGCTGAACCTTGAGCAACTAAATGGGGTGTTAGACGAGTTTGGAGGGCAGAAGTTCATAGACAGCTTGGCGGCGCGCTTTGCCAACATGTCTCCGAAGGATGCCTCCAAGCTTGTAGCGGCTACAAGGGGGAACATCTTCTGGGCAGTTAACAACGAGTTATGGATTAACAACGTCCTTTCTGGTGTTAAGACCCAGGTGGCCAACGCAGTCTCTACGATGGCAAACGCTGCAATGTATCCGTTGTCGAAGATTGCGGGAGGTGTTGTGACGGCAGATAAAGACCTGGTTGTAGAGGGCGCCAGGATGTTTTATGCATATGGCAAGTTCTTTACGGAGAATGTCCGCATGATGGCCAAGGCGTTCAAATACGGTACCAATTTCCTGGACGCTGATGCAAGCGTATTTGATAAGCCAGCACGGGCCATAAGCAGCGACTTCTTGAGGATAGGTAACCCATTCGCCGCCAAGTTTGTGGATACGATAGGGACGATAATCAACCTGCCTAGCAGGGGGCTTATGAGCGTCGATGAATTCTTCAAGCATATGGTCTACCGGGCGGAGCTGTATGGGTCCTTGTTCTCTAAGGGGCATCAGATGGGGCTTACCGGGGACGCTCTTGAGGAATTTGTTAATAAGGGACTTCAGCAAGCCTTTACGGTCGTCAAGGTCAAAAATCCGCATCTTCCTGAGGGCTTTGAGGAAGTCCTAGGGAAGGCTGTATTCGCCGACGCAAAGGCGGTGGCGGAGGAGGTAACCTTCACTACGCCTTTAGCCCCTGGGAGCCTAAGCTATGACCTTTCACGGTTGGCTATGGCGCATCCCTATTTGCGGATGATCATACCCTTCATAAAGACCCCGGTGAATGTTATAAAGACTGCTGGTCAATACACCCCGGGGATCAACATGCTGATGCCCTCTTTCCGAAAGGCGTTGGAGGCCGGGGGAAGGGAGCGGGCAGTTGCGCTCGGCAAAATGACTGTAGGCGCTGGGCTATGGGCCACGGCCCTTGTGCTGGCGGCACAGGGGAAGATCACTGGAGGGGGCCCTAAGGACCCTAACAAGCGGGCGATGCTTTACGAGGCGGGCTGGCAACCTTACTCCTTTGTGGTCACGGATGCGAACGGAAAAAAGCGTTATATATCATTCCGGCGGCTAGAGCCATTCGCTAACTTCTTTGGTATTGTAGGAGACCTTAAGGATATATCATCTCAGCTAAGTGACGACCAGCTTCTTGATGTATCCTTGGCCATGATGTCTTCGTTGGCCAAAAACCTCACGTCTAAAACGTATCTAAGGGGGCTGTCTGAGGCGCTGGATGCGCTGAATGATCCTGATGTCGGGATGGGCAAATGGCTAAAGCAGCAGGCTTCCGCATATGTCCCGCTGTCGGGGCTTTTGAATGACTTTACCCGGGGGCTGGATGATGAGCTCCATGAGGTGGAGGGGCTGATAGACCACCTGAAAAGCCGAATACCTGGATTTTCAAACACGCTGCCTGTCAAATATTCATGGGTTACAGGACAGCCCTTGAAGGTCCAGGAGGGGCTGGGCCCTGACTTCGCATCTCCTTTTACCACGTCAGAGGTCAAGGGATGGGTACAGGAGGAACTAGCCCGACTTAACTATGGCTTTGCTCCGCCGTCTAAGGAGTTTCGTGGGGTGCGCTTAACCCCGGCCCAATACTCAAGGCTTAACCAGCTCCATGGGACGATAAGGATAAGTGGCCGTACTATGCTAGAGACGCTTGAGGCGGTAATGCAATCTCCTGCATACGATATTAAGAGGGAGAGAGTGGACGATTCTATGCGGCCTGATGGGGCGGTGGACCACCGTATAGCGATCATTCAGAGGGTTATAGGGGCGTATCGGCTGGCTGCAATTCGGCAGCTTTTGGCCGAAGACGAAGAACTCCGCAAGGCCGTCTATAGTGAAAGGCTCGAAAACGCCGTCTGGAAGTCGGGAGACCCCGCAAAAATAGAGGCGCTAGAGCAGCTTCAAGAGATGGTTGAGTAACCTTAAGGGGGGAAATAAATGGAGTTCAGCCGAGTGCGTTAT